GTTACATCAACGTTTCTCGTGCGACCGATGCCATGAACGATGATGGTTCTACCAACTACTACAAGAATGTTATCAATCAAAAATCGGCTTACATCTGGTGGGCAAACGATAGAACGTCTGCGGTTTCAAATACTGCGGAATTCTTGACTTCATCTACTGCGACTGCCCCCCTCGACATGAGAATGATCGGCGGTGCCAATGGTCCTGATGAAGCTGACGTTTCAGTCGGCACGCTGGCCCTTGGCTGGGATATGTTTGCTTCAAGCGAAGATGTGGATGTTTCCCTGCTTATCGCTGGCAAGGCCAAAGGTGATCCTGTTTCCAACAAGACGCAAATGGCGAATTACATCATCGATAATGTCGCTGGTCTCAGAAATCCACAAGACTGCGTAGTCTTTATTTCACCTGACTACGATGACGTTGTGAACAACAAGAGTGAAGAAATCTACGACGTTGTAGACTTCCGCAATAATCTACGAGTCACGTCTTATGGCTTCTTGGATAGTGGCTATAAGTATATGTATGACAAGTATAACGATGTGAACCGTTGGATTCCTCTAAATGGTGACATGGCTGGTCTTTGCGCTCGCACAGACTACACCAATGACCCATGGTGGTCTCCTGCTGGCCTCAATCGCGGTATCATCAAGAATGTCATTCGACTATCTTGGAACCCGCGTCAAGCCGAACGCGACTTCCTTTACACCAACAATGTCAACCCTGTCATTTCTACACAGGGCAACGGCATCTATCTGAACGGTGACAAGACGCTTCTAACCAAGTCGTCAGCCTTCAACCGTATCAACGTCCGCCGTCTGTTCATTGTTCTTGAAAAGGCTATCGCCAAGGCATCGTATTTCAGCCTATTTGAATTCAACGATGACTTCACTCGTGCGCAATTCCGCAACATGGTCACGCCTTACCTACGCGACGTTCAAGGTCGCCGTGGTATTACGGACTTCCAAGTTGTCTGCGATGCAACGAACAACACACCACAAATTATCGACTCGAACCAATTTGTCGGTGATATCTACATCAAGCCTGCGCGCTCGATAAATTTTATTACTCTGAATTTTGTAGCAGTAGGGACTGGTATTTCGTTCAGTGAAGTCGTCGGTAAGCTTGGCGCAAGCGTCTAATGGGGGCATTCAGGCAATACCTGATCGATGAAGGAATATGGGGATCAGTAGGTGTCAAGGCAAATGCCGTAAAAAAGCAGGTTGTCCGCACCTACGCCCCAGACAAACTTCGAGTAGGTATTGCTGCTCTGACTTCCACTGGCAAAGCCCTTGGATACGCTGCCGATGGAAACATAGATAAGGCGAACAATCTCAAAAAATGGCGCAATGATATCATTTCTGGAAAGCGTCAACTTCGTGGAACAAATCCAAAGCCTATCGTCGGCACCTAAATACCTACAAGAATAACAAGGAGTAATTCAAGCTCAAATGAGTGGATTTAACATAAATACATTCCGCGCTCAGGCACTTCCACAAGGCGGTGCAAGACCTACGAACTTCGTGGTGACACTGACGTTCCCCGATCTTGTCAATGCCACTTCGGTTGGGGCAGCGCAACAAATTCAGTTCGTGGCGCGTGCTTCGAAACTACCTGAATCGCAACTCGGACAAGTCCCCATCCCTTACTTTGGTCGAACGATCAAACTTGCGGGCAACCGTCAGTATGATGATTGGTCCATCACGGTCATGAACGATGAAGACTTTAGTATCCGCAACGCTTTCGAAGCATGGCACAACGCCATCAACACCACGGTCTCAAACCGCCTCGATACGCGTGTTGCGAACATCGCTCCTGCTCTCGGCAACTCCTACAAGACAACGGCTCTTGTCACTCAGTTTTCCAAGGAAGGTCCTGGCGATATCGACGGTGACGGTGCGATCAAAACCTACTTGTTCAACGGCGTTTTCCCGACAATGATTACTGACATCGCTCTGGATTGGAATTCGGTCAACGAAATCGAACAATTCAGTGTTACGTTTGCATACGATTGGTATGAACCATACATCAAGGCTGATGGTAATCCGATCTTTGCACTTGAACTTGGTGACGACGCCTAATTTAGTCATTGTCTAATAGGATTACCTTATCATGGTTAAACTAATTGGGTTTACGATCAATAGACCCAAATCATCCGAACCCATGCCTTCAATCGTGCCGCCAAATATTGACGACGGCGCGATTATTGTCTCGGCCCCAGGTCCGATGGCTACAGGTCAATTCCTTGATCTTGAAGGTTCGGTAAAAAATGAGTCGGAGCTTGTCACCAAGTATCGTGACATGTCTCAACATCCTGAAGTTCGCAAAGCCATTGACGAAATTATCAATGAAGCTATCTGTTCGGAACAAGGCGAACAAACCGTCGAAATGAACCTTGATGAACTTCCTGCCCC